CACTGTTCCTAGATCATCATTAGAACCAACACATACTGATGTAGAACCCGTTTCCTATTCTGACGGATATGTGTGGAAATATCTTTTCAAAGTTGCACCATCGGATATTATTAAATTTGATTCGACAGAATTTATTGTCGTTCCAAATAACTGGGCAACTACAACAGAGACTGATATTCAGATTATCAGAGATGGTGGAAACTCAGATAGTAATGAAAATCAAATAAAAACAGTTTATATAGAAGATGGTGGATCTAATTATAGTAATCTAACTCATGCTATTTTAGGTGATGGAACTGGTGGTGAAGCTTCTGTTACAACAACTAATGGTGTTATAACAGATGTTACCATAACAAAAGGTGGTAAAGGTTATACTTATGGGGTTGTTGATTTAAGTGCAAATTCTGGATCAGGGGCAAAATTAATACCAATTATTCCACCATCTAAAGGTCATGGATATGATGTGTATACAGAATTAGGAACTGATAAAGTATTACTATATGCAAGATTTGATGATTCTACAAAAGATTTTCCTGTAGATACAAAGTTTGCTCAGGTTGGTATCTTAAAAAATCCAGAAACATTCTCTGGAGCAGGAACAACCTTTACAGGAAATGCATTTTCATCACTCTTTGCTGTTGGTTTAAGTAGTACTAGAACAGTAACTATTGGGGAGGAAATTAGACAAAATCAAGGTAACAATGTTACGGCAAAAGGTTATGTTGCATCTTTTGATAGTGAAACTAAGATTTTAAAATATTATCAAGATAGATCCTTATGTTTTGGCAATAAACTTGATCAAGTAGAGAATAGTAATACATCAGGTATTACCACATTTAATACTTCTGACATCAGTTTTACTCAATCTGGAGGAGTGTCACAAGTTGATACTTCTTTATCGGGAAGTGTGATTACTATCAATGCTAAACAAATTAATCTGGGAGTTAATTTTGAAAATGGACTTGCAAATCCTGAGATAAATAAAAAGACAGGGGATGTAATTTACATTGATAATAGACCCGAAGTTCAAAGAGACTCTAGACAAAAAGAAGACGTTAAAATTATTCTGGAATTCTAATGGCACAAAAAACCAATCTAAATATCAGTCCATATTATGATGATTTTGATGAATCTAAAAACTTTTACAAGGTTTTATTCAAACCAGGATTTCCAGTTCAGGCTAGAGAGTTAACAACTCTTCAGTCAATTTTACAGAATCAAGTAGAATCTTTTGGAAGTAATATCTTTAAAGAAGGATCTATGGTTATACCTGGAGGTATAACTTTTGATACTGATTATTCTGCAGTAAAATTAAATTCTACTAATTTAGGAGTAGATGTTTCTCTTTATATTAAGAATTTTATTGGAAAAACGATAACTGGTCAAAGTTCTGGTGTAACTGCTAGTGTTAAAAATGTAGTATTTACTAGTGAGTCTGATCTTGTAGAATACTTAACAATATATGTAAAATATTCTGCGGCAGGTAATGATTCTGAAACATCTGTATTTGAGGATGGGGAATTATTGATTGCTAATGAGAATGTAAAATATGGAAATACTACAATTTCTGCCGGAACAGCATTTGCATCACTTATTGATCTAGATGCAACAGCAACAGGTTCTGCACTGTCTGTTGATGATGGAGTTTATTTTGTAAGAGGAACATTTGTTGATGTTCCAAAACAAACTCTTATATTAGATTATTATACAAATACTCCATCATATAGAGTTGGATTAAAAATAGATGAAATAATAGTTAGTGCTAAAGATGATGATACTTTATATGATAATGCAAAAGGATTCACAAACTATGCAGCACCAGGTGCTGATAGATTCAAGATATCATTAACTCTGACAAAAAAATCATTATCAGATTTTAATGATACTAATTTTGTAGAAATTTTCAGATCTGATAATGGAAAGATCAAGAAAATAGTTGATAAAACTGTATATAATATTATCAGAGATTATATTGCAGAAAGAACATTTGACGAGTCGGGACATTATACTGTTGATGAATTTGAATTAAATATTCTTGAATCATTGAATGATAGAATTGATAATGATGGTTTGTTTTTAGAAAATGAAACAACAGAGGAGGGAAATATTCCTTCCGATGATTTAATGTGTTTTGATGTATCACCCGGAAAAGCATATGTTGCTGGTTATGATGTTGAAATAGACGGAACATCAACGATTGATGTAGAAAAACCAAGAGATACTGAAAATGTATCATCTATCAATGTTCCGTTTGAAATGGGACATCTCTTAAGAGTTAATAATGTTGCTGGTGCACCAAAAGAAAATGACATTGTAACTTTAAAAACACAATTTAAAGCAGATACATCTGGTCAAAAGGTAATTGGACAAGCAAGGGTATATACGTTCAATTTAACTGATGCTGCTTATTCAAATCAAGAAACTCAATGGGATTTGTATCTTTATGATATTCAGACTTATACATCTCTAACATTTAATAGAAATGTATCTGCCGCAGAAATTCCTCAAACGTCCTTTATACAAGGTAAAAGTAGTGGGGCAAGTGGTTTTGCAGTTGCAGCAGGTGCTAATAGTGCAGAATTAAACATTTACCAGACATCAGGAACTTTTGTTGCTGATGAACAAATAACAATTAATGGTGTTGATGCATCGTTAGCATTAAAGAGTTTTGATGTTTATGGTATCAGGGATATTAAGTCTGTAGCACAAAATGCATCTGGATTTCCAGTATTTGAAGCAGATACTGTTCTTAGTAGAAGACAGATTGAAGGAATTACTCAAGCAAACTTTGTAAATTCTACAGGTGTCTTTAGTAGTCCAGGAAAACTTTTCACTGGTATTAAAGAAGGTGATATTGTAAAATACCAGGATGGAACTAATTTAAGATATAATAGAGTTAATTCTGTGGGTGGAAATTTAACCACAATAACGGTAACCGGTATCTCTTCTGTATCCAATGTCTTTAATGGAGGCAAAGGTGCAGACGGAACTTACAATATTGAATTGGCAGTTCCAGAATTAAAAAATAATGAAAATGCTTCTCTATTTGCAAGTCTTCCAGATTTTAATATCTCTTCAGTAAATCTTTCTGGATCACAATTATCTGTGACTAGACAAATTACGGGATTAAATATTTCTGGAAATTCAGTTACATTTAACTTATCCAATGTAACTGGAATTACTAGCGCATCATTTGAAGCATTTGATCAAGAAAGATATTCTGTACACTATAGTGGTGGAGGAATCGGAACAGTAACATCAGATTCTTTTACTTTAAATGGAAATGATGTAACTATTACAGGATTGAATAATGGTAGTAATGCAGTTGTAAATGCAACTCTTAAAAAGAATGGTATTCAAAGTAAGATCAAAGAATATACAAGAAGTTCTTTAAATATCGTAAATCTTTCTACACTTGTTCAATCCGGTGCAGCAACTAGTGATTCAATCAATGATGGATTGACTTATAATTCATATTATGGATTAAGAGTTCAGGATGATCAAGTTTCTTTGAATGTTCCTGATGTATCCAAAGTTCTTGCAGTATATGAATCAACCAATACAGCAGATCCTATTTTAGATAGATTGCAATTTTCATCAATATCTCAAGTAGATATTGATGCGATTATTGGTGAAGATATCATTGGTTCAGATAGTGGTGCATTAGCTAGAATTGTATTAAATGCATCTTCAACACCATCAGTTCCTTCAAATAATCTTGGTATTGTTTATTTGAATGATCAAACATTCAACTTGGGAGAGACTGTAACATTTAAAGAATCCAATATTGTTTCTACAGTAGAAGCAATAACTTTCGGCAAATATAAAAACATCACAAACAATTATATTCTTGATAAAGGTCAGAAAGATGAATATTATGATTATTCTAGAATTGTGAGAGTTGGATCTCAAGCTCCAGAAAGAAGACTTTTAATTGTATACGACCATTATACAATTCCAGCATCAGATAATGGTGACGTATTTACTGTCCTTAGTTATGGGTCAGATAGATTCTCTAAAGATATTCCAGATATTGGTCCAAGAAACGTAAGAGCATCTGATACCTTAGACTTTAGACCAAGAGTTCAAGATTTCTCTGTAACAACATCATCACCATTTGATTTTTCATCAAGGAATTTTGGAACAGAACCAAAGTTTAATTTAAAACCAGGTGAAGGATCTATTGTTGGATATGATTTTTATCTTCCTAGAATTGATAGAGTATATATTGACAAATTTGGAACTGTTATTACTAGAAGAGGAGTTTCTTCGATAGAACCAGTTCCACCGGTAAATGAAGATCCTAGCCTAATGCAGTTAGCAGAGGTTAGACTTCCTGCATATCTTTATAATACTGATGATGCTGAAGTTAGCATGATAGATAATAGAAGATATACCATGAGAGATATTGGCAATCTTGAAGACAGAGTTGAGAATTTAGAGAGATTTACATCTTTAAGTTTATTAGAACTTAGCACAGAATCTTTAAGAATCGAAGATAGTGAAGGAAATAATAAATTTAAGAGTGGAATATTTGTAGATGACTTTAATGATAAGTCTTTATCAGATGATAATTTAACAACTGCTGATATTAACAATGGAGAACTTAGACCAACTGCATTTAGAAATACTTTACAACAAAAATTAGTCGCAGCTGTAGAGCAACCAATAAGTCTGTTTGATTCTGAGGAAAATTATGATCTGTTAGATCCAAATGTACAAAAAACAGGCAATGCGGTCACATTAAAATATGAATCGGTTGATTGGTTAAGTCAAAGTTTTGCTACTAGAGTTGAGAATGTAAACCCATTCCATGTTATAGAGTATAATGGAATAATTAAATTAAATCCAGCTAGTGATAATTGGACAAGGACAATAAGACTTGCACCTCGTACAGTTGAAAGAACGAGAAGAAGAACAAATCAGGGTCTAAGATTTGAATTCCGTCAAGTTAGAGGCACCTTCGGGACCCCAGTTCCCCGAGGATTCATACGAAGAGACACAAGCAGATCAACGAGAACCAATGTCAATACGGTTCTTGTTTCTTCTGGAGATGAAAAATATATTCGTTCCAGAAACGTTTCTTTCTTCGGAACATTATTCAGACCTCTTGCAAGACACTATCAATTCTTAGACAATCACAGCAACTTAGATTTTATTCCAAAACTGATTGAAATCGCAAACTCTAATACTCTAGATAATTATGGTTCCTCTAATGGTGCTTTCCAAAAAGGAGAAACAGTAAGAGTTTATAATGATGGAAAGAGAATAGGAACATTTAGACTAGCAGCATCAAATCATAAAGAAGGAAACTTTAATTCTCCATCACTTACTTATACCACGAATCCATATGTAACATCGGAGTCTATACCCTCTGGATATAGTCAGTCATCTAAGACAATAAATATCGATTTAAATGCTTTGTCATCAGAAGCACAAGGTAGTTTTAGTGGATATGTTGAAAAAGGTGCAAAAATCGTTGGTCAAACCAGTGGTGCAATTGCTTATGTGAAAGATTTAAGACTTATCTCTGATATTAATGGTACATTATTTGGATCATTCTTTATTAAAAATCCACACGTAAATCCGGCACCAAATCCAAGAATTCTTACAGGAAAGAAAACATTTAGATTAAGTAGTAGTTCCACTAATGAAACTCCATTACCAGGCAGTAAATTAATCTCTGCCGGTGATACAACTTACACTGCAAGAGGCACATTCCGTGAATTGCAGAGAGTAACTACTATAACTACAACTATAACTACATCCCTTACACGAGTAGCTTTTCTTGGACCCCGTAGAGTAGATCCTCTGGCACAAACTTTCACTGTTGGTAGAGATATTGAGGCACCTGATTTTAGTGGTGACAATGATGATGATAATGGAGTATTTTTAACAGAAGTGGATTTATTCCTCTCATCAAAACCAGCTGGTAATGAACCTATTACAGTTGAGATAAGATCAGTTGAACTTGGAACACCAACTTTAAATAGAATTGCTGAAGGAAAAACAATTTATCCAACAGATTTGCAGGAAGATGGAGTGACACCAGTTCTTCAAACTTCAACAGATGGACAAACTGCAACTAGAGTAACATTTGACCAACCAATTTATCTCCCACCAGGTCAAGAATATGCATTAGTATTGCTTGCACCAAATACCGATCAATATGAAGTTTGGATCGGAACAATGGGAGAGAAAACTATTGAAACTGCAAATCTTCCAAATTCTGAAGCATTGGTATATTCTAAACAATTTGCGATGGGAAGTTTATTTAAATCACAGAATGGTTCAACATGGACAGCAGCCCAAGAATCTGATCTCAAATTTAAACTTTATAAAGCAAAATTCACTGCAAATACGGGTATTGCACATTTTGGAAATCCACCACTCGATTCAAGTAATGGATATATTCCTACACTTCAAGAAAATGCAATTACAGCATTACCAAAAAATGTAACTCTTGGTATTACTACAATTACTTCTAGTGATCCTTTGGTGAACATTTTGACTGCTGGTAGAAGAATTGCTGGAGCAGGAAATAGTTTTGGAATTATTGCAGGAGCAGGAAGTAGTGCTTCTAGTGTTACAGCAACTGATGCTGGTTTAAACTATACAACTGGTGTAAGAAGCACAACTAATGTTTTTGGAACTGGTAGTGGATTAACGGTAAATATCGGTAGTGTCGGTGCTAATGGAAATATTACTGGAATAACTGTTAATAATCCAGGAACTGGATACGTAAGTGGTGACGTTGTTTCAATTGTAAATGGTTCGGGAGAAAGTGGTAGAGATGCTGTCATTACAGTTACTGCTAGTGGTGATATCGATACTTTATATCTTACAAATGTTCAGGGTTCAATTCCAACGGGAGATTTGGTTTATTATGATACTGATACCACCACAGTTTCTCTTGCCAATACTGACGTTTTAAGTTCTACGGACGACGGTGGTATTTTCTCCGGAAATTATTTACAAGTGCAGCATTTTAATCATGGAATGTATGCCAATAATAATAAATTGACATTGAGTGATATTACTTCTGATGTAGCACCATCAATATTAGAAGCACAACTTCTTTCTACAACTGGTGCATCGGGAATTATTGAGGTTGAAGATTCTACTCCTTTTGAGACATTTGAAGGTCACAGTGTTGATACCACTAATATTGGATATGTGAAAATTGGTGATGAAATTGTTGGATATAGTTCTGCAACATCAAATCAATTGACTATCAATACTAGAGGAGTTGAGGGAGTCATAGAAACTCATGAAATTGGTGATCAGATAATGAAATACGAATTCAACGGAATTTCATTGAGAAGAATTAATAATGTAGTCTATGATATTTCGGATACTGATATTGAAAGTGATGG